GCAGAAGAGTTGCGGGTTGCAGTTTCAGCTTATCTATGTCACGAGGGTGAAGTGCCTGGCTGTCGGCAGATTTTCCACGCAATCAAAAACTGTGGTTCCAGTCCCAGTGCGTGCTTTCCTTATGGCCAGACTATAAACAATGAAGATGTGTGTGAAGGAGGGGATAACGAATGTATAGGAGAAGGCACTGCTGTAATAACACAGTGGCCACCACCGTAAGATGGGATGTTGTGGGAAAGCAGTTGTAAAACACACTACCATCGGCCATACGAATTTAGCCAGAGATAGAAAGTATGAGTTTGCTGATGACAGGATAAGGGCTTGTCAGAAATGCATCAAGAATTTCTGGGTAGGAAGAAGGTTATTTTGCCAATTTCGGGTACGCCGTTCTGGAAGGATTTTGTGGCCCGACCCAAATGCTTATGTTCCCGCGTTGGCAGCGGACGAAAAAAATGAATGCTTAAAAAATAAATGGTAAAAACTGCACGCTTTATTCAGGGGCCGGAATGAAAGGCTCAAGGGTATAAAAAAACCGCATTTTTAGTCTGATAATGGGGGAATTTGCTATACCTTTTTTGGCTGTTTTTGGCCTAATAATAGGGACTTTAGGGGCAAAAATACTAATAAATAGATTCAATGTGAAACGATACTTTTTTTACTCGTGAAGGATCAACATTGATAACATATTCAAAGAAAGTAAATTCCTTCGGCGCCAATCCGCCTTCCAGTGATTTTATAACATAATGTTGTTCAAAAGCAAGGTCATCACCATTTACATCTTTAAGAATACAGGTTGCAGAGCACCTATTAATATGTCTTTTGCTGACATTCGTGATTTTCACCTGAATGCCTAACATGTTATCTCCATATATTTTGCTCGTAATTACTTTGAAGTCCAATAATTTGTTTGGGGATTTACGGGCGATTTGCTGATTTACTCTATCAGATTTAGCTCTTTCCTTTAAGGCCAATTGGATACGTTTGGCCTTGCCTTGCTCTTTTAGTTTGTGTTCAGGGAAGATTTTCTCTTCGAGATGAGCCAAGCGTTCAGCAAATTCATCGAGACGCTGTTCGACCTTTTCGAGCCGCTGGCGGAGAATATCCTTGCCAGCAGGGTGGAAACCGGCAAAGACAAAACTGGCAGCCAAACAAAATATGATGATTGTAATAATCAACTTTTTCATTTTTCTATCCCCTTTTTACTTTTTTCTTTATTAATTCAGGGCCAAAGGCCTTTCGAAATTCTGCTGCACGAGCCGAATCTTCTTCAGATAGGAGCTTTGTAATTGTACCCGGAGTATGCCTTTCGACTTCAATCATTCCCCTGAGTGCCCGCCGAGTGGTTTCGAGATCAGATGAAAGGGTTGATTTTGTATCTTTGACAAGAGAAGGCTCTTTGAGAATGTCAAGTAATTTATCACAAAAATTCCGAACATTCGGCGATATTCGTTTAGAATTTTTAATTTCTTTTATAATTGATATTGCGTTGCTTATTTTCTGTAATCGCTGTTCACCAGCGGTCAATTGTTCCGGAGCAATATCACCACGGGCTACTTTAATAGCTATGAATTTATCTATATCTGTTTGCCTATCAAACAAAAAAAGCCCTGCAGAAAGGATGTTTTTCAGGCCAAAAACGGGGGCAAGCTCATCCTTAATCTTTTGGACTGATTCGTTCAAAGTAACAGACGTTGGATTTTTTCTTGGCATAATTCTTGAATTTTACAAAAAAAATATATCGATACAAGTCCTTATTTTATAAATACTTATAATAGCCCCCTTATATTTTTGTAGTTTCCTTTTATTTTTGTATTGACAATAGCCGACATATACCGTAGTTTCTACGTAATACTAATGGAGCAATATTAATGCCAAATAATGCTAAACAGTTTGAAACCCGGGATGTCCGTATCCAAGCATCGCCAGAACTGTGGGCGGCCTGGGATGTATGGGAGAAGCAGCAGGGCTGTCCCAATCGTCCTGAAGCGTTCCGTCTTGCTATGCGTACGGTTACCGGATTCAACCCGAATTGTCAAGAAAAAAAATTACCGGTTCAAGCACGGCCGGACACAGATAGCCAAATAGAGCAGCCAGGGCCAGCAGAACAGGCGAAAACGTAATTTTAAATAGTTTCTAAAATATCGCTCTTTGACAAGTTTATACGGTGATAGCGTGGCGCAGCGACATTGATAAGGGCTGGGGGGTTGACAGCTGTTTTCCGGCAGTGTAAGCTATTAGTGTGATGGCTTGCGGTTGCCAACAAAGGAGGTGAACTATGAAACAGTTGGTCAAGCCCACAATCAGCATCAGTACGCTTTGTATGAAGTATCTGGCAGTCAACAAAACGATCGAGCAATCAACCGCAGAGTTAACCGGAAGGGCGTTTCGGCATCTTAAAGCAGCAGTTGGAAACGTCGGCATGGATAAATTCAGCTATGAATTCGCCGAGCGGTTCCAGGCCTGGCTTATCGAAACCGGAAGGAACAAGGTCACAGCGAATATTTATGTCAAGGCAATAAAGCCGGTCTTTAACTGGGCTAAACGACACGAGTGCATTGAATCGAACCCCTTTGATGGTCTGAAGCTTTTCAAAATTCCCAAAAAAAGAATACGTCGATTTGAACCCTGGGAGTTTCAGGCTATTTTTGACAACTGCCCCAATATTCTCTGGCGAGCAAGAGTTCTGCTTGGCAAGCTAAGTTTACGACGTGGCGAAGTTCTCAATTTGACGGTGGATGATATAGATTTTAGTAGAGAAGTGATTTATATCTCGCCGAAGGAAGATACAGCTCATACCTGGCAATGGCACCCGAAAAATAAAAACCTCGGCTGGTTGCCATTGATACCGGAGCTTAACAAATTACTTGTTGATTTAATGGTAGAGCTGCCGGATGGTCAGCCGTATCTGCTTCTAAGACCACAAAGGTATTGGCGGGTTTTAGAAATGAAAAGAAGGGGACGGTTGCTTGATAGAGTTGCAAAATGTCCGGACAATAATTTCGACAGAGAATTCAAAAGGATACTTAAGCGTGCAGGTGTAAAGAACGGAAGTTTTCACGATTTAAGAAAAACAGCGATTACAGAATGGGCGGAGTATCTACAGCCTGCTGAGCTGCAGGAAATTGCAAGACATGCTAATCTTGAAACCACAATGACATATTATGTTGCGGTTCATCAGCAATCGTTACTTCGCAAAGCACGTCAGGTAAGTATGAATTGTTTAGGAGGTGACGGAGGCCCCGGCCGAAGTCGGAACCCCCGCACCTATGAAACATTCAGTCTCGGGGCGACAGGACTTGAACCTGCGACCTCGTGACCCCCAGTCATGAGGTCCTTAAAAATCGTTGGAAACAACCGCAAGCCATCATATTTATAAGACATCATATCTATCACCAATTCTAAATAGCAAATAACTGTTTCAAGTCAGCGGGCACCTCCACTTATTCCGGCTGAAAATTCCCGCTGACTGGCATTCTAAACTCCTCCGAAGCCAGATTCTGTTGTTTTGGAATCTGGCTTTATTGGGGCAGTAGCTCAGGCTGGTAGAGCGTTGGGAAACCCAGAGGTCGCAGGTTCGAACCCTGCCTGCTCCATTTTGAAAAGTGAATATCGCGGGGTAGAGCAGTTGGTAGCTCATCTGGCCCATAACCAGAAGGTCGCTGGTTCGAATCCAGCCCCCGCTATTTGGGCCCCGTGCCAGGGAATGGCGTTGTTACGGCAGCGGGCGGAACAGGGAGAAATTCCAAACCGCCCAGCTGCAATTTTGAAAATTAAAAAGTGAAAAATGACAGAAGAAGAAATCCAACAGGCAAGAGTTGAGCATCGCTCGCAGATACCGGTTTCCTGCAGAAGAACCTACGACAGGGCCATCACGGGGCAAAGTCTGCGGGCTGGCGTCAATAGTCAGTGCTATGATTGTATGCACTGGCAGGGCAAGCTGGTCAGGGATTGCTCAAATATTACCTGTCCCCTGTGGCCTTACAGACCCAGACACGGTGTTTCCAAGGCCAATAAACCAATTATGATCTTATTAAGTGTGCCTGTAACGCCTTCGAGGGCAAAAAAGCAGCAGTCCAGAACCGCCACTTTTGCCAGAACCCCATCGGTAAAATCCATTCCATCCCCCGATAAGAAAACCGCTCAGAAGGCTTCCTGCATAACGAGAAGGGTATCTGCGAAAAAGAGCCGTGAAAAGCCACAAATAACACCGCAACAGAAGTTCGAGAAGGTGATAAAGCGTTTGAAAGACCAGTTGCCTCCGGAGGTATTTTCACAAGGTTTGGATAAACTTTGCAGTACGAGGTAAGAAAATGAGGATAATTAAAACAATAGGGGCGGTCCTGCTGGCCGTACTGTGCTGTCCGGAGACGTTTTGCGATGGCGCTGTCCGGGTCCAGGTCGATGATATCAACGATGCCAGGCTGATGGTGGAGCTGCCGGTCATTCTGAAGGCTGCGCATCGCAACGACTGCCATGGCCCAAACCTACTTATTTTACTGGCGATACGCAAAGCGGAGAACGGCCAGCCGGGCCTGGAGTTCGGAATAAAACATCCGAAATGCCTCGCACAAATTGAGGCTGAGCCGGCCAAGTCGCTTGATATACAGGCCGGGTGGGCAGCGGCAACTATCGTCAAAAACAAACGAAGATGGATAAGAAGCAATAGTGAAAATGATTTTATCGAGTTTTTAGGCAATCGGTACTGCCCGAAAGAGACCGACCCGGAAGGTAACAAAAACTGGAAACGAAACGTGCGATACTTTTATAATAAATTCAAAAGGGAATGACCATGCTCGGCAGGGAGGCTGAAAAATGCAACTTAATAGCGATACCTTAGAGCAGCGATGGGCGATGCTGACTAATTCGTTCACCCTGCCGGTCCCGCCGATGTGCAAGGTCACTGAACTTGAAATAATCGAGCACTTACTACTTGTAAATACCTTATCAGGCCGGCAGCTAAGTCATTCACAAATGAAGCAATGCCGGAAGAGATTCAGGCGGTTCTGCGAGACTCAATGGCTTAATAGAAACAGGAATTGAAGGAGCGAAAAATGTACAAGAAAAAGCCAATCTTTTTAACGGATGGCAAGGGCAGTATTTACAAAATCGAGAAACTGATCAAGGCGGCAAAACTGAAAAATCTTGAGACAGGCGAATCTGTCACCGCCGAAATCGTCGGCAGCAGCATAACTGGATTTGCAGTAATAAATATGCCGAAGATAGAGGGCAACGATATTGATCAGCCGAAAACTGCCATCGCTGCTCAAAAAGACAAGAAGTCGAGAAAAACCAAAAGAGGCAAATCGTCACAGTATTACGGGGTCGCTGCGGCAAGAGGAAAGAAACCGTGGCGTACGAGTATATGGCTTGATGGCAAAAATGTTTCAACAGGAACTTACGAAACGGAGATTGATGCGGCCAGGGCCGTAGATGCCGAGCTGGAGAAAAAAGGCAAGCCGAAGCGAAATTTTCCGTAGGCCCAAGAGGAAGGGCAATTGCATTACCGACGGGACCGGATATTGATGAGCAGATAAAAAATCTGAAAGAAGAAGATGTAATTAGTAGATTTGTCATTTCTGGGCGGTCCAGGGCGATGATAGAGAGCTGGTCGGATGGGAGAGACTGCCGGACAAGCCGCATACCATCGGGCCGGACAGATGCACACATTGTCCATACAAACGGCAGGCAATAAAACAAAAAGCGGAACAGCCTGCCCTGGCGAGGTTGGCGGTAAGTGAAGCGGGCAGTATTTTGGTGAAATACCGGCAGCGCCGGAAAAATCAAACAAAAGGACAGATGGCATTAGCGTTTGGATAGTTATGGGCCAAAAACCATTAACAGATGAGCAGATATGGGGAGTGCCGGAGACGGACAGCAAGGAGCAATCCGCAGAGGAGGATTTCTGCCTTCTTAAGAAAATCAAATGCTCGGCTTGGGATAATGGATGCCGAGCGGAAGAGTGTATACAGGAAATTGAAGGAGAATAGCCATGGCAGGTAAAAAGAAAGAAACGAAGAAAAGTAACGAACAACTTGATTTGATTGATGTCGCTCCTGAAAACGCCAAACCTATGATAGAAGCAGGGCGACTCTACAAAAAGGCCCAGAAGGTTCGCTTAAAAGCCTTGGCCGAGGAAGTCAAATATAAGGATAAAATCCGACAGCTCGCAAAAGATGCGAATCTACAAAGACTCGAAGATGGCGTAATTAGGTTCACGCATGACAGCGTGACAATTTGTATTACGCCACAAGACGAGAAGGTTACGGTCAAAGATAAGACAGAATCGGAATAAGCTTAACAATTTCGGCGATACAGGAACGGTTACCGGGGACGGAATAATGGAGGTAACAGCTGATAAATCTTTGCGGCAGCGGATGCAGGATTTCTGCGAGAGAATCGTCCGCGAGGTGACAAATATACCGGCAAACAACAGGGCGAAGGTCAACTGGCTGCCCGATGAGGCAAAGAAAATTCTGAAAATGATAAAACAAGAAAAAGAAGAGGCAAATACGAAGCGGGATTGATATGCAAATTTTGGGTTTCCATATAATCAGCGATGTAGAGTTAAGGAGGCAGATTGAAGCAAAAGCAGATACTGTTTTGAGAGCATTAACATCGGACTTCATGCCGGATATCGAGCAGGTTGTTATTGCGATGAAGGCGGCGAAGGTCGGTGCTTCGTCTCATGGCCGGAGGTTGAAGAAAAGAAAAGTGCTGCGAGCATTGTATAAACTCAGGCAAAGGATGGGATTGATTGAGGAAGCGGCATAATGAGATTTTTTAATCTTTACATAATAACAGACAGTAATTTGAAACGACAAATTAAGAACGCTGCATCTGCGGCACGTTTGGCATTGAAGAAAGAGATGGGAATACAAGACATCCCGACAGTAATACAAATAGCCAACCACCTTCTTCGGCGTAAGAAAAAGAGGGCACAATGATTGATTTATACAGCGCTTGTGTATCGAAGGACAAAACCTTTTAAGAACGTGAGGCTGTTATGGGAATTATTTACAGACCTGCAGGAAGGGCAGCCGAGTACTCGTTTTTGGCGGCAAATCTTTATGTCGGCTGCAGTCATGGCTGTCTGTACTGCTACGTGCCTGATTTTACGCACAATAATGATTTTGCTGTTAAACAGTCCGTTCGCAAGGATGTGCTGTATCAACTGCAGAGAGAGGCCCCTAACTTTGCCGGCACCGATGAGCGGGTGCTGCTGTGTTTTGCCTGTGATCCGTATCAGCCGCTTGATGACACAGAGCAAATCACCAGAAAAGCAATCGAGATTCTGCGGGATAACGATGTGCCATTTCAGGTTTTGACCAAAGGCGGGATGAGAGCCGCCCGGGATTTCGATTTATATGGTCCCGATGATGCATTCGGCACAACGTTGACGTTGCTGGATGAGGATAAATCCAAACTGCACGAACCACATGCAGCGCTGCCGGCAGAGAGGATTGAGGCGATAAAACTTGCCAAAGAAAAGGGGATTGAGACGTGGGCAAGTCTGGAGCCGGTTATAGAGCCAGCTACATCATTGGAGATAATTCGCCAGACACATAGAATCGTTGACCATTTCCGGATCGGCAAAATGAATCATTGCGATAAGCTTACCGCCGGGGAGTGGAGAAGGTTCGGCAGTAAGGCCATCCAGTTATGCCGGGAATTCAAGGTTGATTATTATATCAAAGCGGACCTGGCAAAATACCTCGATGGAATTCATTTTTATAATACCGACAAACGAAAAGTTAAGAAAGATTAATTATTAACCTGTTTTTCAAAAGGAGAAACAAAGTGAAGAAGTGGCAGATTTTGCTGGTTGTTATTGCCGTTTTCGGCCTTGCCGTAATGTTAGGCTGCCAGCCCAAGGCCGAGCGAATAACCAAAGAGCAATGGAATGAACGCTATAAGCCCGAAACCCTCGAACAGGGGCAAGCTATGGCTGTTCTTAACAGTGCAAAGATTAAGGCTGAATCCGAAGCAAAAACATTGGCGATTATGAATAAATTTAAGATTGCCTGTGCGATTGGTTTTGTAGGCTCAATCGTAGCTCTTGGAATCGGCTTGTGGCTCAGAATGAAATTGGTTGTTGGACTTGGTATTGTAGGAGCAATGGCTTGTTTAGCTGGTTATGGTTTGGCCTGTGCGGATATAGTCTATGGCAAGTATGTGGCCGTGGGGGGGTTAATCTTTGGTGTGGTAATTGGGGGTATGACTATTTTTGTTTTAGTGAGGGCGTTTAGAGAGGTTGTGGCTGGCGGGGAAGAATACAAGCGAAGAATGGCAGGGTTTGAAGATTGCAGAATAGCAAATTTTGAAAACGCTCATAGAGAAGCCCAGAAACATAATTCAACAAAGAAATTAGTTAAAAAAACAGCCAAGAAAGTAAAAGCAAAATTATGAAAGGAGAAAAGGATGACTAATAAAATCAAAGAGTATATTCAGGAAAAGTGGCAGCTATATCCCATCCAGCTTGTGGGTATTAGCTTGCTGGTTTTGGCACTGTTTCTCGGCTCAATCCATCAATTTGGAGTTGGTTGGATATGCTTTGGGATAGTGGGGGCAATCACGCTTTCCTGTGTAATTCGTAATGAGATAGGCGAGCCGACAAGAACCGTCTCACAGGTGATACAGGACTTAACCCGTAACAAGCTGGTGGATTATATTGTGGGTGTTTTAACCGAGATACTTGCAGTTTACCAACACTTTGCGGTCTTTGAAAACATTGACATGGCAGAACTTACCAGCTTTGAATTCGGAATGATAACAGCGTATTGGCCCCTTGTAATGGGACTGGCAATTCATTTCTTCGCAAATAAAGAATGATGAGGAAGTAATAACCCGGGGCAGCAGCTCTGGCATTAACGAAGGGTTTACCAAGCCCAAAAATATAATTATTTATCCAGTAAGCAGGTAATATGAAAGCAAAGAAGAAGAGAGCGAGAAAGGTCTGGCGGATATTTCGGTTCGCTCAACGGTTCGAACTGCCGGATGATACACGATTCTGTCGCAGGAGCCCCTTGATATATATCCGCGATTATGTCGGTTCCGGATTAGATGATGAGTCAATCAATTACAAGAGACAAATAACAGCCTGCAAAGCCAGTTCGAACCGCCATAGACTGTTGGCGGTATTTTTCGATTTGCGGGAGATCGCAGCCAATTACAGCAGATGTTTTCGCGGTTACATACTGGATGAGCGGTTTGAGCCGGCCAGTGTGAATAAAATAGCCGGCTGGGTAGGCCTTAATATAACAGAGACCTGTAAGATTCTAAAAGAGCTCGAGCAGATAGGATTGATTGAGAAGGTGCCATTGCCGGAATTCGACCCATCAATAAATGAGCCACCGGGAGAAGGTGATAAACCCGAAAAAGATCGGAACCCCCGCAGACGCAGAACAGGCAGATCCAAACGTAAAAAACGTAAACCTCGTGCTTCCTCGGGCGCGCACGGGAAATCCCGAGCGCCTTTAAATAAAAAGAAAACGAAAAGCGGGAACGGTAAATGTAAAGGGAAATCTTCAGGTAAACCCAAAAAAGGCAAAAAGAAAAGAACCACCGCAACCCCGGCCACCACCCCTGACCCGATTAATCCGAAGGGATCCGACGCTGGGGTAGGTCAAAAGGTCTGTTGGCCTGTTAAAGACCTGCCCCAGGGGTCGGTTAATTATAAGCAAACAGCAAAATTAGGTTCAGTATTGCACAAGCTTTACGATCCGGACGCTGAGCAGTTTGCACAGGAAGTTTATGATGCGGTAGGAACACGTTATGCCAAAGATAGTCGAGAAGGCCGTAGTGAATTGGCCTGCTGGAAAGCAGCCTGGGCAAAAGCTCAAATGGCTGGAGTTAACCCTGCTTATCTGACGGAGCTTTGGAATAAGATAATTTCCGAAGCGATGAAATTGAAGCGCAAGCGGCGGCGAACATCAGTGAGATTTCGCCGTTCACCAGAAGCGGTTCTGCGATGGTTGTTTGACAGGATATTAGCAAGCATAGAGCGACAAGCTAAAAAGGAAGGTCGAGAAACGATGCGTGCAATAGGTGGGGGTTAAACAAAATGGATAAAAGAAAGAGCCTGTAAGTGTTCGTTATTGAGCCAATAATGAAGATTTTAGAACATAAAACCTGATGTGAATTGACATGCAATGAGGTTTTTAAGTTTAAAGGTTGATATTGAAAGGTGGGGTTTAAATTGGCGGGGTTGGGATATTGTGTTCATAACTTATGCAGTAGTAAGCAATTATGTTGCGGGTCCTTCCTGGCGATCCAGCAATCACGGGTTTATGCATGTCGAAAAGCGAGTGCTTATGGAATTTTTTTTTGGGACTTTACATTCACATTAATTCAGTAAAAACAAGGGGTTATAGGCGGCCGATGGAAAATTGAGTTGGTGAATGTGCACTTTATAGGAGTTATGAGATGGATGTTGGGTTGGCAATTGAGCAAATAGCCTGCGAATACATACATGCTGTCGAAACTGAAGGAACAATTAAAAGTGCCCACGAAGGGTATGCGGTCATCTTGGAAGAGCTGGATGAGCTCAAGGCGGTTGTTTGGCAAAAACCAAAGGACCGTGACATCGAGCAGATGCGGAAAGAGGCGAAGCAAGTTGCTGCGATGGCTTTGCGATTTATGGTGGATGTGACATAGGGATTGAGGAATAGATGAGTACAAGCAAAAGACACATAGAACTTCAAAACATGTTATTTCGCTGGATAGATAATCGTTCATTCAAAATGTGTGGGTTGCCAGAGTTCAATGCTGTGGGATATGTCGCAGACTTTGTAGCGATTGCGGGGATGTATGATAGTCACCATACAAGATATACAGCACATTCGGGGTTGACGAAAAAGTGTTTAGTTCCTGATTTTTCTCCTGGGGGTGAGAACATTTATCTTGAACGGGGTGATATTGATAGGTGGTATGTTTGTGTGTTTGAGGTCAAGGTGTCCCGCAATGATTTTCTGAATACTTTTGGAAACAGAAACACTCCACACGCAAAAGCAAGAATGGAACCCGTTGGAACAGCTCATTGGGTGGTTGCTGAAAAAGGTGTTTGCAAGCCGGAGGAATTGCCGGAATTTTGGGGGCTGTTGATGCCTTATGGTACAGGGTTGACGGAAAAGAAAATGCCAAAACTTAACATATTATCAGATAGTAAATTACACGCCATAGCCTTCGATATGCTTTGGTTGCGAATGAATTACCGCGGAAGCTATTACGACCAAATGATAGATATGGCCAAAACAATAAGAGAGGTTCATCAGGGAATAATTAGACAAAAACCCATAGGAGAATTGCTCCGCTTATCTAATCAAGCGGTTGAGGCTTGTCGTGGATTTGCTGTATAGAAAATAAATCGTAAGACCAACAAATGAAAATCGGGTTGATTGAACTGCGAGGCTGAAAGGAAAAAATCATGAAAGTAGTAAAAATAACACTTGTAGGCGGAACGGAACTTTATGTCCCTATTGATGAGCTACAAACCTTCAAGGCACAAAGGGCAAATATAAAAAAACTTGAAGGGTTAGAAATGTCTCAGGAAGATTATTTTGCCATACCTGCAAGTAACCAAAGCGCAATGTTTTTTTAAGAGCAGTGGAAGTGGAAGGCAGTCGTATTGTAAAGATTCTGGACAGGGCCGAATGGCCGGAAGAAAGGCGGCGAACGTCGAACGCCGAACATCGAAGTTGAACGTTGAATGTTGAAAATTGGATGTTCTACTGATTTTCGAGGTCAACAGATGAGAGAGATGGTAATTGATAATTTCGCAGGAGCCGGAGGCGCGAGCCTGGGAATCGAACAGGCACTGGGGGTGCCTGTCGATATTGCAATCAACCACGATGAGGCGGCGATTGAAATACACAAGGCCAACCATCCTCATACCAAACATTTATGCGAGGACATCTGGTCGGTTGATCCACGGGAAGCGACGGCCGGCCGGCCAGTGGGCCTGGCGTGGTTCAGTCCGGACTGCACACATTTCAGCAGGGCCAAAGGTGGGAAACCGGTCGAGAAGAAAATCAGAGGGCTTGCCTGGGTTGTTGTCCGCTGGGCAAAGGCCGTCAGGCCGAGGGTAATCATACTGGAGAATGTCGCTGAGTTTCAGGAGTGGGGACCGCTGACTCAAAAAAACAGACCACATAAAAGGAAAAAAGGGGAAACATTCAATATCTGGATGAGCAGTCTGCTTAGGATGGGATACGAGGTCGAATGGCGAGAGCTCATCGCCGCCGATTATGGCGCCCCGACTATCCGCAAAAGGCTGTTCCTGATAGCACGCTGCGACGGCCGGCCGATAGTATGGCCATCGCAAACACACGGCGTTGGGCTGAAACCACACAGGGCGGCGGCGGAATGTATCGACTGGTCAATACCGTGCCCTTCGATTTTCGAAAGAAAGAGACCGCTTGTCGAGAACACGCTTAAGCGGATAGCGAGGGGAATGCAGCGGTTTGTGTTCGAAGCAAAAGAGCCGTTCATCATTCGCACAGGCCATTACAGTAATATAACCGGCAAAGGGGGTTCATTCAGGGGACAGAGATTAACAAAGCCGCTGGGGACAGTGTGCTCAGTCAATGATAAAGCACTTGTGGTGCCATATTTATCCGGGATAGACCACAAGGGAAGTAACAGTTCCTGTGTCTGGCCGGCGGATGGGCCGCTGCGGACAATCACTAAAGAAAACAGGTTCGCGCTTGTGACGGCGTTCCTGTCGAAATACTACACGGGGGTTGTCGGTTCGAAGCTGAACAGTCCCATGTCTACAGTTACCGCCATCGACCATAACGCGCTTGTCGCAACGCATTTGACGAAGTTTTACGGGACAAATACCGGAAGTGATATGCGGAAACCGATGCCGACAATCACAGCGACCGGCCAGCATATCGGGGAAGTCAGGGCGTTTCTCGTCAAGTATTACGGAACCAATATCGGCCAAAATCTTAAAAAACCAATGCACACCATAACCAGCAAACACCGTTTCGGTCTGGTGACGGTCGAGGGACAGCAATATCAAGTCGCCGACATAGGGCTAAGGATGCTTGCGCCAAGGGAACTGGCGAGGGCCCAGGGGCTGCCTGACAATTATGTTCTTACCGGCACAAAAGCAAACCAGGTGGCCAAAATCGGAAATAGCATCTGCCCCATACTGGCGGAGGTCCTGGTGCGGGCGAATATAAAATTACAAAAACTCAGTAAGGATTATGTAGCTTAAATAAATGAATAAATCTGCGATGAAAATTAAGGCTATAGCGCCGTGGTTCGGCGGCAAGCGGAACCTGGCATCGAGGATCGTCGAGCTCTTAGGTCCGCACCGTGTGTACTGGGAGCCGTTTTGCGGGTCAATGGCGGTCCTTATGGCAAAGCCGCCCTGCGTGATGGAGACCGTCAACGACCTGCACGCGGACCTGATTAATCTTGCTCGAGTAATTCAGGATCCCAAACTCGGGCCCCAGCTGTATCGACAACTAAGACGTACCTTAATGCACGAGCAGTTATTCCGCGAAGCGGCTGAGCGATATAAGAGCAGGGGGTATTTTGCAATGGCGCCGGAGCCGGATTTTGACCTGCCGAGAGCATACGATTACTTTTTGTGTGCCTGGCTCGGCCGCAATGGGGTCGGCGGCATAAGCAGTTATAATCAGGGATTCTGCGTTCGGTATACCGCCCAGGGGGGACATGCCGCCAAGCGCTGGCAATCGGTGATTAAATCCATCCCGGCGTGGCGCCGCAGACTCGCCAACGTGACTATTCTGCAGCGGGATGCGTTCGAGCTGCTCGAGCGCATCGATGACCGAATGGGCACGGCAATCTATATCGACCCACCGTATATAGAAAAGGGCGCAAAGTACATTCACGACTTCGAGCAGCAGGACCACGCAAGACTTGCTCAAATGCTGGGACGATTCAAAGAGACCCGCATTGTCGTCAGTTATTATGACCATCCGAAGCTTGCCGAGCTGTACCCGGACTGGGGACGCCTTGAGATTACCGTCACCAAATCCCTGGACAATCAAAATAGACGTGACAAAGAAAACAAGGGGGTAAAGGTGGTGGAGGTGTTGTTGGTCAATGGCGAATATAAGCAAAAGGGGCTGTTTGAATGAAGGAGAATAAAAATAGCTGAAAATCCAAAAGTGTTTGTGCAAATACCACACAATTGTCCTTTTCGAGAACACAACGAGGAGACAGACGAGTTGTGGTGTGATTACGCAAATAGTGAATTAGATTGTCCTAACGAGACTATTATGCCACAGGAATGTCCCTTATTAAAAGGGCCAATAACTGTCCATGCAATATGAAGGGACTATTTAAATGAGTCGTGGTCGTGCTTTTATATGCTGGCTTGATGGTGGTGTGCCATTGTATCAGGGCGGCGAGGTGGAGTTTCGACTAAAACGCCGGTGGTGGCGTGGCACAATTCATTGTCGCAAGGGGTGTTATAAATTCCGACGTGGCAAGCGGGAATTTTGGGTTTTGTTTAGGTTTAACCTGCGACCAATAGGAGGAACTGTTTAAATGAGAATCGGGTTGTTGATAAGGAAAAAAACCTGCTGTGTTTGGGAGTATTTCCTGCCGTTATTTTCTGTAATGACGGCGGATGAGGCCGAGAGAAAAGAAATGTGCAAGAGTTGTGAGTGGGCATATCACAGCCATCCAATTGTGTTTCCGGAAGGGACCAAGCTCTGCACGAAGATGTTTAAGATGTGCTATATGCCTGGATTGAAGATGCATGATTGCGCGTGAAATGACAAAGAAAAGACAAACAATACAGCCGCAGATTAAAGAATTTCGGCTGGGTGAGCTAAGACCGGCAAGGTATAACCCGCGGGTTATCAGCGATGAGGCGCTGGCTGGCCTGGCGGCGTCGATAAAGAAGTTCGGATGCGTCGAGCCGATTATTGTCAATACCCGGGACGGCAAAAATACGATAATCGGTGGTAACCAGCGATTCAAAGTACTGTCGGCGGCCGGTATCGAAAAATGTATCTGCATTATTGTCGATCTGAATTCAGCGGACGAGAAGATTTTGAATCTGACGCTGAATAATCCTGAAATACAGGGAGAATTTATAAAAGAGTTGGGGGAGTATATCGACACGATCCAAAGAGAAATGCCTGCAGGCGGCGACTTTCTCAACCTTAAAATAAAACAGCTTCGCGAAGAAATAGGCGATGGACCCGGATGTGTTTTTAGCCAAGAAGAATTAAAGCTGTTCAAAAAAACCCATGTATTGCTGTCGTTTCCTCCGCATCTGTTCGCGCAGATAGCAGATCACCTTGAAGCAATTATCAAGATAGAAGGTATTGAATATGAACAGAGCTCAAACTGACAATTCATATTTTGAGATTAAGGTAAAACTTCGTCTTGAGCATCTGCCAAAGAAAAAGGCTTTCAGGGTTCTGGATTGCTTTCACGGGGACGGCTTAATCTGGCAGAAAATACAACAGCTCCGCCCAGACCGTGATATCAAAGTACTCGGCATAGATAAAAAGAAAACTACCAAGAGCCTATGCCTTGTAGGGGAAAATATGAAATTTCTCAGAACCCTTAATCTGGCCGAATTCGACGCCGTTGACCTTGATGCCTACGGCGTGCCTTACCAGCAGCTAAATTACGTTCTAACGGCCGAACAGGCGCCAAAGGCCTTAGTTATATACGGCACGTTCATACAGAGCCTATACGGAGGCCTACCGGCAGCCCTACTGGCTGATTTGGGCTATACTCAAGCTATGATACGCAAAATTCCTACGCTTTTTTACCGCCATGGATTTGAGAAGCTAAAACAGTATCTGGCCCAAAACGGAATAACGCGAATGAGCAACTATACCGACCATACAGGACTAAAGCATTATTTCGCAATAAGAAAAACGAAGAGAGTACATAAAGTAAGTTAAAATGCAGACTTATCGAACAGAAAAAATGCGGATTTTTATAGTTTTTATTTGTGCTATAAGTCCTTGTGTGATAAGATGTTATAAAGAAATACATCAATCAAAAACGTCTTATTTGAAAGGGCAAAAACCATGAAAACAGCAGGTAAAAAAACGAAAAAGGCGGTGAGTTTGTATGAAAAATACAGACCCGAAAAACTCGGTGATATCAAGGGACAATCACGAGCTGTAAGAAAGATCCGGACAATGCTCAAGCGCGGATGGGGTGGCAGGGCATACTGGATTAGTGGTTCGAGCGGGATCGGCAAAACTTCTTTGGCTCGTATCTTAGCAAGTATCGGCGCCTCCGACCTTATGATTGAGGAATATGATTCCGGCTGGTCCTTTGATGTTGAAATACTCGACAGGATAGATATCAATATGCACCTATTCGGCATGGGCAAGGGTGGCAGGGCTTATATAATCAATGAAGCCCACGGCCTTCGACAGTGGATGATTCAACGTCTGCTGGGCCTACTGGAACGCATACCAAGGCATGTGGTTTTCATTTTCACTACAACAAAGGCAGGGCAGAAAAATTTATTTGACAGCCAGATAGATGCGAGTCCCTTGCTTAGCCGGTGTGTCTATATAGAACTTAACAACAATAAAAGGCTTACAAAAACTTTCGCCGAACATTGCCACAAAATAGCCAGGCAGGAGCGTTTGAATGGCAGGCCGTTGTCGAGCTATATAAAATTAGCGGAAGAACATAAAAATAACTGCAGGGCTATGCTACAGGCGATAGAGGCCGGAGAAATGAAAAAATAAAGAGAAGCTGATGCGGGCGGCGGGTACCGAACTAACCGCCTGCCGCGATAGTTAGAGCTACCGGGCATTTTAACACATCAGCCTTTTTGCGAACAGGATATTATACACAGGGTACCGAAGAATGGAAATAGATTTTGACGCTATCCGCCGTTGAGATCGCTCAGAAACAGCGGCACTTATACCTTCTGACCCGGATCAGGAATAATCGGCACCTGAGCCGGGCGGAACTGGCTGAGCTGGAGCAGCTCGAAAAGATGACAAAGAAGCAGAAAAAAACCGCCAGGGATAAGGGTAAAAAATCCGCCAAAGGCAAAGGTAAAAAAACCGTCAGGGGCAAGAATATCAGGGCACTTGCCCGTGAGCTGCGGTCGCTGGCAGCTGCCGATGCTGAAATCGACAGCCATTTAGCGAGTATCTTTGAAAAACATCCCCGCATAAAGATTGCCTGGGATCAGGGGATAGCACAGCGGGTTGAAGAGGTAATCAGGGACAAGTTCACCGAAGCAGACCTGAAAGATTACCGTCGAGTAACATTAAAGCAGCTGGTGGAAATCACGGGCAGGACGCGAAGGACCATTTACGACTGGCTGAAAAAGGGCCTGCAGCGAAACGCGGATGGCAGCTTCTATCTGCCGAGCTTTTTAATATGGTTCGAAAGGTACACTATAGAGAAACTGCCGCCGAAGGCGGTCGCAGCAGCCAATCCGCTGCAGGCGATGAAGGCGGAGAGATTAGAGATGGACCTGGCACGACAGAGGAACCAGCTGCTGGACCGCGGCGAGGTAATAGCCGGCCAGATTGCCCGCTATCAGAACCTGATGAATTCGCTTACCCATAAGGCGGAAGAATTGGCACTGCTGGCCAACGGCCAGCCGAAGGGGAAAATAGCGGAGATGTTAAATGATTTCTTCGACGAGGTCCTGCGCCAGCAGTGCCAGGTGCCGGAAGAGCTGCGGCTGCCGGAAGAAGCGGAGAGACAGTTTGCGAAATTATTGAGAAGCCTGGAGTAGAATGAAAAAAGTTTATCAAACTAAATTTGGAGCAAGAGAAGGCAATTGCTTACAAGCCTGTATAGCTTCTATCTTAGAGCTTACCTTAGAAGAAGTACCTGACTTTTGCAGCGAGTTTGAAGGCGAAAAATATTATGAACAATTTGTTAAGTGGCTTAATAAAAAAGGGCTTTCAGCTCTTCCAGTTAATGTGGAGGATGATTTGAATCGGCCAAATTATAAAGGATGTTATTTGATAGTGGGAGGCAAGAACAGTGATGGTGTAATGCATGCTGTAATCTACAAAGATGGCAAACTTGTGCATAATCCGAATAAAAAATGTGAGGGAATAATACCTGAAACGGTAGATATCATTTTTCCGCAAAAACCTGCAGAATTTATAAAGCAATAATCGATGAGAAATAGAAAATTTACAATACCCAAGCCGCTGCCGCTTCAGCCGGAGGAGCTGGATGTTCTCAGCCCTCGAAAAAGACTGACCGTCTCGGAAAGCGCGCTGCAGCGGCGTATACTTTCCAAAAAGACCTCGCGATACAGCGGCCCATGGTCGCACGATTATACACCATGGGCGGTCGAGATTATGGATGCCCTATCAGATGTCGGGACACGACAGGTTACGGTAATGAAATGCGCACAGAGCTGCGGGACGGAAATCGGCCTGAATTTCTTAGACTGGATAATCGAAGAAAAACCCGGGCCGACAGGCCTGTTCATGCCGCGCGAAGATGATTTAAACAGGCGCGTCAATACGAGAATCATACCGATGTTTCAGGAAATGCCGTCACTGAGGGCACATATACCAGGTGGAAAAATAGAAGATATAAATATCGGCAAGGAGACGGTCCTGGACAATATGATAATGTTCATCGGCTGGGCGGGAAGCGCAGCGGCAATGGCGGACGTTGCCCTCTGTTATGCGATTGTCGATGAAGTAGGAAAGTTTCGACCCAAAACCGGCAGGGAAGCTGACCCCATCAGCTTGATAAAGGACAGGCTGATTACTTATTTCTCGGAATCAAAGTTATACTGCCCATCAACGCCGGTCAAGGAAAACGATCTCATAGACCGCGAGTTCAGAGCGGGCAGTAAAGAAAAGTTGTGGTTTAAGTGCCCATTCTGCGGCGAGTTTCATAGACACGCATGGGCAAACGTGCAGCTCGATAAGGATAAAAACGGGGACCTGCTCGATTCAAAAACATACGAAACCGGAGGGCATGCCAGATACGTATGCCCATCCTGTAAAAAAAGCTGGACGGAAAAAGACCGCTGGCAGGCGGTATCGGACGGCCGATGGGCGCCGGACGGCTGCACAGTCGGCAAGTCGGGCAGGATCATCGGCAGGGTACCTGTAACAACGCACAGGAGCTTCCGTGTGTCGGCCATGATGCTTTACCCGGGATTTATGACAATGGACAGGATGGCGGCGAAATGGGCGGATGCGCAGGTTTATAAGAAAATGGGCGACATTGGCCCGCTGCAGGACTTTATCAATTCGTATCTCGGAGAGCCGTTCGAGGAAAGAGAGAAAGAGACCGAAGAGAGCAGACTTGTCGGTCATATCGGCAGCCACAAGCCGGAGATTATCCCGAAAGGCGTGCAGCTGATTACCGGCGGCTTCGATGTCCAATTAGACCATGTATGGTTCAGTATACTCGGATGGGGCTATATGTCGGAGGTATGGAGTATTACCGAAGGCCGGTTAGAGACCGGCGATACGAGCCTGCTGGAAAATTATAAGCTTCTCGAAGAGCTGTTAGAGATGCAATGGCCGCTGGCGGATGATGAGCAGCATAAGGGAGTAATCTACCGCGCTGCCATAGACTGCAACTACCGTCCGGATGTGGTTTTTGATTTCTGTATTCGTCATTCGGATACGATAGTGCCGGTCCGGGGTGATGATTCGGTAAAAAGCAAGATCTACAGGGCGGTGAGACTCACCGGAGGGCGATTGATACGTTATGACCTTAATACGAACGCCATAAAGGACAGGCTGTACCGGCTGCTTTACGAGTCGGTAACACCCGGGCCCGGGTACTTTCACCTGCACGCGGAAACTACGGGTGAAACGCTTGAGCACCTGGCCAGTGAAGAGCAGAGAAAAAGAAAGGTCGGCAGGCACTTCGAAATGGCATGGTTCCAGAAACCACACAAGCCAAACCACCTCTGGGACTGCGATGTATATGCCACCTTTGCAGCCGAATTAGCGGGAGTGAGGATGCTCAGGGACCCAGCGCAAAAAAAGGCTGCGCCGAAGCGGGCGCAGATAGAAAGAAAAGGAACGAGGAAAATCAGGACCAAATACTGAAAGGATTCATTATGTCAAAGCAGAAAGAAGAAAAAACGGCGGCCACAAAGAACACAAAGAGTGCAGAGGCGCCACAGGATGACCAGCCAGCCACAAAGACGCCACAGGTCGATGACAAGGTCGATAAGCAGGTCGATGACAAGGTCGATAAGCCGGTCGATGACAAGGTCGATAAGCCGGTCGATGACAAGGTCGATAAGCCGGTCGATGACAAAGTCGATAAGCCGGTCGATGACAAAGTCGATAAGCCGGTCGATGACAAAGTCGATAAGCCGGCTGGGAAAAAGAAAAAGAAAATCAGATACGCCTTCCCAACGGTCAGCCGGTGTCCGCGATGCAAAACAACCGATACGGTGGCATATAGGACGGCTAAAAATATTCAATACCGCCGTTGTTTGCGGGCGATTTGCCGCTGGTCATACTCTGTTCGGGGCAAAAAAGTGTAGCAATCTGTAAATTCTTACCATATATGGTAAGTATTTTGCCATTCCACCATATTTTGTGGTTTTTAGGGGTTGACAGACTACATATTGTGGTATTATTAAGTCGATAAGTTAATAGAAAGCCCGCCGAGCTGATCACCCGGTGGGTATAAAAAAACGAAATTGATGCGGCTGGTAGGAGCCTATTCCTTCTATCAGCCGCTTTTTTATTAACACGGATTTAAGGAAAGCAAGATGCCACTAACAAGTGCATCGACAAGGGCGGATGCCATCGCCCAGTATAACGATAACCTCGACTGGGAAGGCAGCGCAGCAAAAGCCGGTCTCGCACTCGAGGCGGTGCGATGGCTACTGGTCAATCGGCCGCAGAGCCTGAGTAGAAATGATCGCACTTCTAATTATGAGTCACTGATAGATGAGAAACGAAGGCTCGAGGAATACGTTGTAATTCACGGCAGCTCCGTCAAACGGGCGCCGTTTACCCAGGGGAGGATGCTGACTTAATATGGCGGCGGCTAAAAATAAAAATCGCACAGTAAAATCGGCCAAAATCGCCGGGCCGCCGGCATCCGGAATCCAGCCGAGAAAACGCACACCGAATCGCGACAGGAAGATTACATTCGAACGCCGGCCCGGCTATTATACATCATTGGGATACAGGGCGGCAAGAGTGGCGTCCCGCGAAGGCAGGGGCTATACGGGGGCAAGCGGCGAGGCGCATATCAGATACGACCGAACCAGGCTGCAGAACCAGTCGCGGGACTTTATCCGGAACAATCCCATCTACAAGGGGATGATAGAAAGGGCCACCGGCTATATTGTCGGCAACGGGTTCGGGCTGCAGGCCAAAGCCGGCGACAAGACAATCAATGCCGATATTGAGAAAAGATGGAAGCGGTTCTGGCGCAGACCTGAAATCAGGAGCATTCTCTCCGGCGGCGAGTGTGAAGAAATGGTATGCAGCGAGCTGCTGACGGTCGGGGACACAGGTGTACTCAAAACCAATAAGCGGAAAATACAGCTCATCGAGGCCGAGCAGATC